TATCTAAACAAACCCTATGAACTCTTACCAAAACCCATAGGCTCATCTATCATTCAAGTAGCAAAGACAGATTGCTCTAGGGCAAATATGAGAAGGGTTTATAGCGTTGAGGGTGCTTCTCCGTGCTTATTAGCAGCAGCAGGAACAGGTGGAAACAATCAAGTTAAAGTGCTTATACAAGACAAGATAAGAGTTTTATCCCCTAGAGAATACCTAAGGCTTCAAGGCTTTGATGATAGCTACAAGATAGTTGTTAGTAACTCTCAGATGTATAAGCAAGCAGGAAATGCAATGAGCTTAAATGTGCTTACTATGGTTTTAGAAAGTATCAAAGAGGCTCATAAAGGTGTCTAGGAAGCTCTAGGTTAAACGAACGCTTCTTAGATGATAAATGTAGCCTTAAAGGGTTAAAAGCTCTCTAAGGCTCTGCAAATGATTTTAAAAGGATATATGATGATGATGACACTGGAAGAAAAGATAAAGATAATTACTGCTTACCATAACAAAGAGACAGTAGAACGTCTTTATGAATATGATGGAGTAGAGGTGTGGCAACCAGTAGGTTTAGATGCTTGGAACTTTGAATTAGGTCAGTATCGTATTAAACCTAACTCTGCACCTAAGTTTAAAGTAGGAGACGTATTAGTAGATAAAACTGAAGAAGGTAAAGCTAATCCAGCACTATATAAATGTACAGAAATAAGTAACGACTGGTACTACTTCGATGGTGGAGTTGGAAGAAGTAAAAAGTTTGCCCATAGTAACTTCATAGATATAAACGAAGTGCTATGGTTCTTTACTGGGGTAACTCCAGATAACGCTAATAAATTACTTAATACGACTATGACAACAATACCAGATATTCAAGAATACTATAAAGGACAGATAACAGATATTACACCTATGTACTCTATAGGATTTAGATTACCTATCAATAATAAGGAGACAGACAAATGACAACAGAAGAAAAGATAGAGCTTATCACAGCCTATGCTGAGGGTAAAATCGTGGATGCCTACGATACCATTTTTCAACGCTGGTTTGCAAAAGGCACGGATACTTGGGATTTTGATAGAGAGGAATACAGAATAAGACCCAACTCTGCACCTAAGTTTAAAGTGGGAGACAGCTTAGTCTATAAATCAGATGAAGGCTATAAAGACATAGAAGTATATAAGGTCACTGAAGCAACACAAGAGTTTTACAGGTTAGATGATATGGTAAATAAAACTCCTGAGTATGTAGAGAAAGAGTTTATCAATGAACGAGATGTATTGTGGTGTTTTAATATTTATGATTATGTCTCTAAAAGATACTCTATATGCCTATTTAGAAAGACTATACCTGAAATGGATAAAGAGTTTGCAGCTAATCACGATACGCTTATGTGGAAGCCTATATATGCTCTTGGATTTAAACTAAAGGAGAACTAATGAGACCAAGATATAGAGTTTGGGATAAAGAAGAAAAGAAAATGATATATGATGCAGAGCATACCTATGATAGCTATCCTGTTGATATATCCTCTTTTGGAATGATACTAGATTTACCTAACCTTTATGATGTTATGCAATACACAGGTATAAAGGATATTCATAGCAATAGGGTATTTGAGAGAGATATCGTAAGCTTTAGCACATTAAATGGCACAGAGCTTATAGGAGAAGTTAAATACTATGAGGATGGTGCAAGCTTTTTAATAATAGCTAAAGGGCGATATGCAGAGTATCTTAATAATGTTTGTGATTTAGAAGTCTTAGGCAACACCCATCAAAACAAGGAGTTACTCGATGACTAACTTTAAACAAGAGACTATGCGACTTATAGGAGACCATAAGATAGATGAATACAGGTTTGAGTATATAAGAGATTGGTATCACTCAAATAACCCTATCTACATAGGCAAAGATAAAATCGCTTGGGATGAGATACCTGAAAGTGAGCTTAACTATGACAGAGGATATGGCGTACAGTATTGGAGAGGCTATGTAACCTTTAAAGATACGCTTGGCTGGTTTGAGCGAGATACAAATGATGGTGCTGAATGGTGGTCTTGGAGAAGCAGACCTTATCTAACGCAAGATGAGAGGAGAAAACTAGATGATAAAAATATATGAAGTCAGAATAATCAAAGATGACAGAACCTGCTTTCATCAATGCTTCTTTGATGAGAAGCTAGCAGAGTTTGAAGCAAATCAGCAAAACGAAAGAGCTATCAAAGAGAACGATACAGCCTTTTTCTTTGTTAAGCCTCACGTTGTAAAGGACAGCTATGACAAAGAGTTACGAAGTTTATAGCTTTGATAGGAGCTTGAATGAAGCTCAACGAGTAGCTACTTATGTATCACGTGCAGTAGCTCTTGCTAGAGCAAAGGAGCTTAATGATGCCCTTAAACCTAAAGAGAGAAGATACAAGGGCTACTACATAAAGGAGGTTTAAATGGACTTTAGAGACAAGGTAACAGAGTTTGCTAGAGATATAGCCACAACTCTAATAAAGAAAAATGAGAGCTATGGCAACTCTGCATTTGAGCCTGTGAGGATATTTAGCAAGGCTGATGAGCTAGAGGGTCTTAGAGTACGCATTGATGACAAGCTAAGCCGTATAGCAAAAGGTAATGAGAGTTACAACGAAGATACTATAACTGACCTTATAGGCTATCTAATACTACTAAAAATAAAGGAGAGTGAAAAGTGATAAATGGCAGCAAGCAAAAGAGGATACTTGACTGGGCTTTAACAAGTGGAGACAGAACAGAGTTTAACGTTAGGGATGTAACTATGACCCTTACAGACATCTCTTCAGATTTTATGGCTAGTTACAGAGCTAACAATATGTCTGAGATGATTTATGAGTATTGCTCTTACGTCTTTTGGTTAAGGGTGTTTCAAGCTAGGTTAATCTCAACATTTTACGGAGATGACTATATAGAGCATAGAGCAAACGTAGCCTACATAAATGATATGACTAATCAAGGGTTTTTGATGCTTGAGTTATTAAGCAAGGTAATCCCTGTTGGTAATGTAGATTTAAATATGGCTATGGAGTATCTTATACGTGCCTATGAAGAAGGCAGAGACAAAGAGCAGTGCAAAGAGGACATAAAGGAGCTTATCTTTGGCGAGGAGATTATTAAAGAAAAATGATAAAACACTTATCATAGACGCAGATAGCTTGCTCTATGAGGCTGCTAGCGTTAATGAGAGCACCTTTGACTTCTCAGAGGATAACCAAGTAGTAGTCCTTGATGAAGAGGGAGCAAGAAAGAGTTTAGATGAAGCAATAGAGAAGCTAAAGGATAACACCAAATGCTCTAAGACACAGCTTTATCTTACAGGTAAAACCAACTTTAGGTATGACATCTTACCAACCTATAAACACAACAGAAAAGACCTACCAAAACCACAGCTCTTACCAATGCTAAAAGAGTACGCAGTAACCAAGTATGGTGCAAAGATAACTACTAAGATAGAAGCAGATGACGCTTGCTCTATACACCTTAGTAATGACCCAATAAATAACATCCTAGCTCATATAGACAAAGACCTAAACCAAGTTGAGGGGGAGCACTACAACTGGCGTAAGGACTTAAGGTATGAGCTTAGCTACGCTCAAGGACAGCGTGTATTCTTTACACAAGTGCTTACAGGAGATAGCACAGATGGCTATGGTGGGTGTAAAGGCATAGGTAAGAAAAAGGCTGAAGAAATCCTAAATGAATACCTAAAGTGGTCTATAAGCTTAGAAGGTAACAAGATAGTAAAGAAAGCACTACCTTGTAAAGATATTTGGGAGGCTATCCTCTCTTGGTATATGAAGCCTTACTATGACAAGTGTGAGGGCGACATAGATAATTACTTTATGTATGCCAATGATGACGCAATAGTCCAAGCTAGAGTAGCAAGGATGCTAAGAGTTGATGAGTTTAAGGGTGGTAAGCCTATTCTTTGGAGCTATGAACCCCTTAATATTGACCTTAGAAACGCACATTTACCTACCCTTTAGAAACCCCCTAAAATAGGGCATTTGAAATCACACGCCACTTATAGGAGAAAAACACATTCTCCAAGGGGGGTAAGGGGGGTTATATAGATTATCTAAAAGGAGAGTTATGGCTATACCTATAAGCATAGACCATGAGAGATTAATAGTAGCTTTAAATGAAGCTTATCCTAGATTATCCATAAGAAACTCTAAGAGCCCTGACTTTAACCTAAGTAAGAAAGAGCTTTACTTTAAGCTGGGACAAAGAAGTGTTATAGACTTTTTAATAGATGAACTAGAGAAACTTAAACAAAGGAGAGATTAGCAGATGGGTATTCTTACAGCTCTATTTGGACGTGTAATACAACAGCAAAAGAATGCAGAGGCAGCCTCAAGGGCTTCTCAGGCTAATCTCCAAACAGCAGAGATAGGTGTAAGCGAGAATACAGCCAAAGGCAGAAGAAGACGCAGAGGCTTATCAGGACTTACTATACAAAAGACAACAGATGCCTTAACAGGGCTTAACATACCAACAAAGGAGGATAGATAATATGTGCGGAGGCGGA